AAAAACTTGACCCCGCGTCCTGGTGTCTGTTGAGTAGACCATTGTGTAAGGTTATATACTTCCATCCAATCCACGTCGGATCTGATTTGAAGTTCTACCGCTTCCCCAGTTGATGTAAAGCGGCCTTGTTGGATGATTGTTCCTTCCATTTAAGCCTCCTTAAGCTAGAGTTGCGCGTAGGTTGATAACCCAAGCATCGTTTGTTATTCTCGGTACCTGTGCGAATTTGTATCCCACAGATGCGTTTAGTGCTAATGGTCCATCATAGATTGGTGGTCTATAGATAAACTGTGCACTATATCCATCCTGCTCTACAACAGCATATGCTTCCATACCTACGCAGAAAATGTTGTAAACATTAGCGCCTAGGTTAGATGCTGCAGCAGAGACAGATCCAATTGAGGAGATCAAGAATCTAAGGTTAGATACTGAACCCCACTCTTCACGTAAAGCATGCATTGGAGAAGGGTACTGAGCTTTAGCGATAAAGCCTTGCACGTTCTCCAAATCGCCGATAAGCTGAGTAGAACCCAGTGCGAAGTACGCATCACGAACCGGTGCTGTACCGAATCGATCTTCTCCTTCAATGTTATCTGCAATGGTGTAAGCATTGTTGTCAGCAAGAGTTCTAATGACTTCGTCAACGTCGCTTCTTGTGATTTCTGTTGGGTTATCCCCGTTTGTACCCCCAGTACAGTTGATGAAAGAAGCAGTTGATGCCAACATGTTTCTTGTAAGTTCATCTTCTGTCTGCCTTAGAGATACACCAAGTCGTTGTGCTGCTTCATTAAGCACAGGGTCTTGGTTTTGCAACGTTACCTGCTCGTTCAAAATGATGTAAGTTCCATAAAAGTCAATCTCTGCGTCAATGTTGACCGCAGTGAGTTGTTGAGGTGGAGGTGTTACACCAGAATTGCCAAGAGGAACAGTTGCTGTCGCTAGAGGATTGTACCTACGCATTCTCAAGGTAGTACCACCATTACGTGGCATTTGCTTGAGCATCGCAGGAATGTTGTGAATCATGTTAGGGACTGGTACTGACAGAAGTTTATAACTAAACGACTGTTGCACCGGTGCCGGTAACACGCTTGTGGTTGTTGTCATGCGATAGCCTCGTTATTACCGAGCTTTCGCTGCCTCCGACATTTCTTGTTGGAGTTGCTTCTTTAACTCGGGAGTAAGGCCCTTAGCAAAGATGTTCGCATCAGAGAGGGCTCCTTGACCTTTGATTGCTTGCGCAGACATAGGCTTGGAATGGTTTTGCTGAACCTGGGCTTTTTGTTCCTTAAATTCATCCACCTTGGCAATCCCCAACGCTTTTAACGTTTTATAAGCCGCAACACCCTTTGCATAGAGATCTTTTCCTGAGGTAATAGAAGCATACAGCTCTGGCTCAGACTGTTTTAGTTTCTCTACGTTTTCTTGGGTAACAACTTGATCGAAGTCAGCGAACTTAGATTGCAGACGCTCAGGAATGCTCGCAGCTTTCTCTTGCTCATAGCGCTTTTCTAAAGCGTTAATCTTAGCGTTAAGCTTTTTGTTAATCTGCTTTACATACTTTCCTTCCACAATATCATCATCGTCAATCCCTAAGTCATCTTCGGGCTCTTGGGAAGCCTGCCTAGAGTTGGCCTGCTGATATTGCTTCGTCATCCACTCTTTAAGCTCTCGATTCTCTCTCTCAAGCTGTTCTTTCGTCTCACGAAGTCGGGTGAAGTTTTCATCTTTAGAGTAATGAGGCTTCTCTTCCTTCGCTTCGACCTCCGGAGATTGGCTTTCATGAGCATTGTGCTCTTGAGGTTGAACGACTTCCTCTTGCTGAATTTCTTCGGCTACGTTCGCAGGTTCTTCTGCCATTTAATCTCCTGTGCGTCTGACGTTAACGCTAATACGTCTGGTTTCGGGTACTGCCTGTGACGTAGGCATTCGTTTAAGTACCTAATAAAGGTTTTAATATACCTATATTTTATTTACAACAAATTTTACTGATTGAGATCTTTTATTTTTTCGCAAACAGATTCTTGCCCATCATACCTGTTTTATTGAACTCTACTATTTTCTGATTAAGTTTATCGGCTTCGCAATCTAATGCTCCCGACTGAAAAGATTTAATAGTTTGGATTAACTCAAGCTGATCTTCAGGGACATCATTTTCTCTTAGGGGAAGCCATATACAGGTCGCATTATCCGGAATAGACCAAACATGCACTACTTTTCTATCGGCCACTCTCACTAAATAAAGCGTATGATCATACTGAGGAGTTCCCACATAACGACTAGCTCGAAATAGCTGTCTCACGATGTTTTGTAGAGCTCTTTCTTTTTTGCGATAAACATTAATTACCAAGATTTTAGATTCGGGATACTTTTGCATTCCCTGCTCAAAGCATTCCCAAAATTCCTCTTCATAAGATCGTTTTGAATTGGTCCCTTTATGTATTTCTCGCTGGAGTTCCGTCGCCGTCGTGTCCATTGTCCCTTCTGTCTGCTTCTGAAGGGCTATCTTCCCGATGTTTTCCTTGGCTATACTGTCGACTTTGTTGGGCTTGGTCATAGAGCTTGTCATCTAAACTTTTTACTGTATGTTCAACATAACGATAAAAATGTCTTATTACAAGAGGAAAATGCTTCGGGTCAATCGTTTCTAAATGATCCATCTGCCAGTTGAGTAATTCTTTTTGGGTATGTTTGGAAGAGCAAAAGACGCATAAGGGATGAGATAGCCTCTCTTGCGGTTCTACATCATCTTTCCACTGCATCTTGCATGAAGGACATTCGTATCTCATTAACAATCCCAGATTCTTAACGCTTTATTAATACGACTATTAGGATCTGAAGCCGTTTTAGCAGAGGTTCTTTTCTTTTTCATGCCCTTCATCCGAGCACAAAATGATTTTCTTCTTTTCGCTTTCTTAGGGCTTTTTTTAGCTTCTGCTTTAGAAACAGGAGCCTTGAGGTTAGCTCCCGTTTTTTTCTTAAAATATTGACGACCTTTTTTGTTAAGACCCCCTTTAGGGTTTTGATGCTTTTTTGCCACCATAGGTCTACCTTTTACTTCTTTTTGGTCTTAGTTTTTACTATGCCTTTACACTTTTTCCTAACACACTCTTTAATTCCTTGAGGATTAGGAGCATTGTGAGCATAAGAAAGAGCCGCTCGACACCTTTTAGCAGTGTTAACAGGATAGCTCCCTTTAGGTGCTCCCCCGCTCGGGCCACAAAATTCTTTTTTACTTACCTTTTTGTACTCGCCGACGTTGCTGCCGCCCTTTCGCTTTTTATATTTGCTCTTTTTTTTCCGGTTTTACCTTGAGACCCTTCGCAATTTTTACCCTTTTTACACCCTTTGCAGCACCCTTTTTTCTTGACGACTTTCTTTTTCTTTCCGCCATTTTTTTCTCCTTTTAAGACTCTTATGAGATCTTTGTCTTCTTTCATCTCTTTTTTTAGATGTTTTCGTTGTTTGGAGTAGCCTTTCACATCCTCTTTTAAATGCTTAATGGCAGTCTCAGAGACGGGCTTGCCTCCTTTTTTCTTCAGGACTTTTCTCTCTTCCTTCATGTGCTCTTTCATTTGAGCCGCAGTTAATCCCTTATAACGTTGCATAGAAGGCATCTTTTTCATATTAGTAACCTTTGTTAAAATCTAACCTCATAAAGGCTCACTTTTTAAGAGTGCAAAATCAATTTCCTAAACGATTTCTTCCTTTGGAGATTGTATGTGTTTTGCTTTTTGCCACATTTCTTACGCCTTTTTTGGCCGTATTTTTTTTGACGCCCAATTTTTTAGGTAACTTCTTGTTTTTAGGAGTGTGAGCTTCCCACTTTTTCGCCATTTCCGGATCATGGCTGTACATCCACGCTCGTTGAGCCTCTGATTTAAATGGCATATCATCTTCTCCTGATCATCAATCCACTCTTGTGTGTTTCGTAATTCACGTATTAAGAGACGCAAAGCCTCTTTAGTGCTAGCATCCGATACACACTCTATTATTTTCATCGTTCTGTCATATCTTCCATGACTCATACCAATTTCCTACCAGTATCTACCAAATTGGTAGAAAGCTTGTGTACACTCAAAAGGGATTAAGGCATACACAAGCCCATTATATTTATTTTTTATGCATCTTCTTACGATGATGAGAAGCCATAAACTTATGATGAGCGTGAGCCATGTGGTGACGATACTCTTTATCCATAGATTTATCTCCCATGTAAGCGTGGCCTGTTAGGTGTTTTTCTTCACCTTTAGACTCATCTCTTCTATCTTTTAGAGATTGCTTATAGTGTTGGCCTCTGTGTCTTTCGCCCAAAGACTCATCTAATCTGTCATTGAAGCCCTGATCATACTTGCGTCTTTTCATACTAATCCTTCCTTATTTTCAATGTTGTTTGTTTGCATAATTTCTACCTTTGAGAAATATTCTTCAGCAGAAGGTTTTTTCTTGTACGTACGCGAGCGCTTAGCTCTTGTAAGACCAGGAACTACTCTTTCTGCAATCTTAAATGCTTTCCCGCCAGGTCTTGGCATAGCCATAATTACACCTTAATACTTGACGTCAGAAGGATAACGTTCCATTTTTCTAACGTTATCATCTCTTGTGTCATCTAATCCTCTGATTGTGTCATCGAGGTCAAATGCATCGAAGTAATCACATTTAGGATAGTATTTATGAACAACATGTTGTGGAAGATTAGCAGGCGCTGAATGATCTTCAGAAAGCATGCCCATAAAGCGAGAATCCATTCCCTCTTTACGCCCTTCATGTTCTCTCCAGTACTTTTTCATTCCGCGAGATTCGTCTTCACGATCCTTTCGTGTTTGATGGTATTTTTTAGCCATCTTATTCTCCTTTGGCTGTTACAGCCAATTCTTCTATGGTTGGGGTTTGTACTCTATTTTTATCAGCTTTTTCAGAAAAGCTCTCCATCTCTTTGATTTTTTCATTGAGTTGAAAAAGTTTTTCTAAATGCTCGATATCCATGGATTCAAGCTCCTTCATAGCTTTTACCTTATGAAGTGTACCCAGCTCTTTGTCTTTCTCGGATTCAGCAAGACGTTCCACAGCTAGAGCTCTATTTTCTACAACGCGCGACGCTCTTTCTAATCCGAGTCCCGCGTTTGCCTCCGCCCGTGACTTGAGGTCTTCTGTTTTGGCTTTCTGCTCTTGCAAAGCTGCTTGCATTTGCAACTGTTGCACTTGAGCAGTCTGCTGTTCTTGCTGGCCTATCGCTTCCACGAGCTCTTTTTTGTTTTGAAGCGTTGATGCCTCAATCAGCAGATTGGTTGGTACAGGTATACCGATCTCTTTGAGACCAAGTAATTGTTTAAATTGCATAGCGCGTTGGGACGGAGTGTTCAATCCTTCTTCCACCACCGCATCATAGCGCCCAAAGGCTTTGTTATAAAACTGAGGGGTGGGGTGCTCAGCTGTAATCCTAGCAATCTTTCCAGGAGAGAAGTTGGCCTGAATAAGATCTAGAAAAACTCTCCCCAACATTTTTTGTGAAAAGTCTAGCTGATCAAAAAGGACCTGCAAAGTAGTAAGACCTGCACCTTGACGTAACATGGAGAGAATACCAGCCTTATCGTCCTCTGCAGATCCTAAAAGTTCTTCATTTACTCCGGAGATTTGCTGGATCTCCTCTCCTAATATCTTCGATAATTCTATCATAGACTGAGGTACGCTAGGAGGCTGTATAGGTTCTACATCGCTCATATTAGCTTCTTCTTTCAAAGCTAATCCACGACCTTGTCCTTGGAGAAAAACATCTTCCGGGTTTACTAACGCATTTTCTTTGTATTTCCACCCGGAATTAATTTGAGATTCCAAGATGTCAAGTTCTATGACTTTACGACGGTTGTAGAGGTACTGACTATCGCGAAGCCCTCGAACGACACCTTGGATTCTCCATGGAAAATAAGGGATTTGCGGCTCATAATAGCCTAAAACAGGGACAAAGGGGTATTGATCTATTCCCATAGGATTTAACCCATGGTACATTACATGGCCTTGAACCACGATCCCTAATTTACATGTTTGTATTTCATTTTCAATAGCGGTAAGCTCTGGATAGGTCTTAAGAAAACGGGACAAGTCTTGTTCATTTCCTTTCCATTCAAGAGTTTCTCCAGTCTTTACGTCTACGATTAATTTTTGTTTTCTATAATCTCTATACCAATACTCATCATAAGTGAGTAAATCTTTCATACCGTAGTTATAGGCTTCAGGCATGTACTGAAACTTACCGTCTCGGTTCGCGTCGTAGGAAAATGATTCTATTTCGTTTGCTTGATCAGGTAAAAGAGATTTGATTTGAGTTTTAGTAAGCCACTTTCTCGTCCAGATAAAGTTACAATCTGAAAGATCATGCTTTTTAAAGAAAGGGTCTATGAGGTAACCATTGTAAGATACATTGTCTACTTTGATGTCACCATTGATGGGGTCGTTTCTGTAGTCCATCCAAACCGATAAAAGATTCATTCCCGTAGTTATCGCTCCATCAAACGCTTCGGAGATTGTGTTTAATGTTTGGTCTTTATCCATCGCCCACATCATGGCTTTGGTAAATTGCGATGCTGTTACTTCATCTGAGTTTTCTATAGGAGTTACTACGGTAGACTTACGATTTCTGCGTTGATAGCCTGTTATCATATTGCAGACACGCCGAATGCGATTAAAATTAAAAACACGGCGACGAAAAGCGGGAAGGTTGCCGTATATGTCATTCCAGAGTGTTTGATCTCCTGCTTTGAACCGCGAATCAATGTCTGCTTCAGACCAAAAACTTTGGTTAATGGTTATGCTTTGCGCATACGTCTCTTCCATACGGAGTTTGAGACTCTTTTCGTCGTCGTCTCTTTCCGTCCAAAAATTATTTGCCCCAGAATTAGGCCATAAGGTCATTTACATTACTCCTCTTATACCACCGTCTCTAAAGAACGATGGAAGTTGTCCTTGAGGTCCATGCATAGCTTTTTGATACCTGTCTTCTAGCTCCTCTTTGGACAGCCCATCCCTTGTCTTGGGAAGGCTTACTGCTAGATAACGAAAGGCATCTGCAAAATGAGAATTATGGACTATGGCACCATTCTGCAGGCTAAAATGATGAATAGTCGGCACATTTATACAATACACGTCTTCATTATGATTGGTTGATTTTACGCTTTCTATGATAAGAAGATTTGCAGTTCGGATGGCAAAACTTTTGCTCATGTCCATTCTTTCTAATAAGGCATTCAAATTCTGCGGAGCAATATAGGCAGAGCCTAGGTTCTCGTTTCCATTTGGTCCAATTTCGAGAGCGCACGGCATGTCTTTTATGCCATAATCTTCCTGATTCCGATCTGTGCCATTCTGCAGCAGCGTCTCTAGCCTTTTTACCAAATCCCCTATTATTGGGCCGAGGCATTTTAAGATGGATGTCTTTTGGAATGCATTCAAGGTTGTAAAGTGAGTTATTAGTTGCATCGCTGTCTTTGTGGTGAATGTGGCATCCGTCAGGAATAGGTCCAAAAGCTCGTTTCCACACGGACCTATGGAGGGATAGCCCTCCCTTTTTAAAATAAGATTCGCCAGGCCACAATCTATACAAATATCCCTCAAAATATTGGGTAAGTTCATCGAGGCTGATTGGATCTCTGTATTGGGCATCAGGTGTTCGGCGGATATCCACCCTTTCACCGTTAAGAATTTGTGTTCCGGCGTACATTTCACCTTCGTACCGTCGCGAAATTTCACTTCCACAAGTGGGGCATTTATCCCCGTTTTTTTGGCTCCCGCACATGAATACCATCCTTTCTGCGTAAGAATTAAATCTTTAGATGTAATATTCATTATTGGACGCATTCCGTTACGTGTCAAGATAAGTGTGTCTCCAGTAAAACAGCTCCAGTCATGCAATGGCCTTGGTTTATAAACTTTTCTTTTACTATCATACTCTTGACGATAATTCTCAAGAGCTTTAATGAGATTCTCACACTTTTTCTCATCTATCCATAATTTGGAAAAAAGGGACCTACATGCTTCGATACCATCGGGGACTGAATGATCATCGGCCATGGTGAACTTAATACCAAGCTGTCTTGCTTTCTCAAAGCGTGTAATGCCAGAACCCCACTCTTTTACTTTGATATCATGTGGAGCGATGTGGGTCCCAAACAAATATGGCTTGGAAGCGATGACTTCTGCATAGTGTTCTAACCCCTGTTTTGAATTTTCATAGCAATCTATGATCCGGATCGTCTGACCGATGCATTGGAAAAAGATGATGGTAGTAGAGTCATGTACCCCGATATCCCAAGCAGTGTGGACCTTAAATCCATTTTCCCAAGGAACGATCCCTATCTTTGCTTCTCTTCTCATCTTATCCAAATAAGAAGTGTAGTAAGCTCCCTCTACCCCCATTTCAAATGAAGTGTAGTAT